CACTTCTTGGGCACGCCACCGAGGAAATGGCGGCCCTCTACGCCAATGCCCGAGGGGCTGAGTTCGAGCGTGTCGCGGTCAAGAATTCCGCAACGAATTCCGAACCAATTGTGAACCGAGGCGAGCCTTCATAGGGAGAATGGGTCCTTGCCGTATATTGCCCATGCAGACTGTCAGGACTCGGATTTTTCCCATAAGAAACAAATACTTAGGTCAAAACTTAATGCCCCAATAAGGGCGCCAAAAGCGGCCACTGGCGTCCTTACGAATCAACAACTTACCCACCAATTCCGAACCGCCATCCTCTCCCGAAAGGACCACCCATGACCCCTCAAGACCTACCGCCGCTGCCGAGACCATGCGTTGATGGTGGCTGCACCGCCGACCAGATGCGCTCCTACGCCCTGGCAGCAGTAGAGGCAACGCGGCCGAAGTGGCTGCCTATTGAGACGGCGCCAAAGGATGGTCGCGAGATGTTCGTCGTCCGTGCGTTCGACGTGAGCAACGGATTCACTGGCGGCCGGGTCTACACCTCTGACGCTTATGCCGTTTGGCGCGACGATGATGGCGGCTTCGCTCGGTGGCCTCATCATTTCCAGCCCACCCACTGGCAGCCCCTCCCCGCCGCGCCCTCTCAGGAGTAGGTGATGGACCTGACCGGCGACACCAACGTACCCGCAATGCCGCTTGCAGATTCCGAGGTGAACCATTTGCGGCGCCTCCTGGCGTGGCTGCGGTGTGAGTACACCTTGGACGAGGACATGCAGCGGGGCTACTTTCTCGGAGCGCACGAGTGTGTTGCTCGCGGCCTAGCGACTCCTGAATGTGCATCAGCCATCGTCCAGCAGAAGGCCGAACAGATCAACCGTGTCCCGCTGTACGTGCGACAAAGCGTGAAGATGCTGACCAAGGCCATTCGCAAGCACGACAGTGCATCGGGCGTGGTCGAGCAGGAGTAGCCGATGACCGACCTACAGAAGCTGGTGGAGCAGGCGAAAGCCGAAGCCGAGTGGTTGCGCAATCCGACGCAGACCGATCCTGCGTGGCTGTACAAGCGTCTTTCGCTAACGGCCGAATTGCTCGAGTCGCTTCCCACCCTTGCCATGCAGTACGCGGCGGAAGAGGCGGCGAAGGTGGCTGAGGCTGAAGCCGAAATGCAGCGGGATTCCTATTCGCACGACGGATGTCTTGCCGCGGCTGACGCGATCCGCAAGCGGTTCAAGGCGCTGTAACGCGCTGTCCTATGCTTGAGGTGTGCCAAACCCTCCGAACCACGCTTACCGCCTGACCGACGCCAATCCGGAGTCGATCGTCTCAACGCCAGAGACCATGCGGCGGCAGCACATCTCGTGGATGCGGCACAGCGGCACCACTGTGATCGTCTGCGGCGGCCGAGATTACAAGGACCGGGATCGCGTCTTTGCCGCTCTGGACCAGATGCGCGCCAAGCACAGCGGCTTCCTGCTGATCGCGCATGGAGGCGCGCCTGGCGCGGACACCCTGGCCGGCGAATGGGCGCGGGAGCGTGGCATCGCCTGCGAGGTCTTCCCCGCCGATTGGGAGGGACGGGGCCCGGCTGCTGGACCGGAGCGCAATCAGCGCATGATCGACGCTGGCGCCAATGGCTGCGTCGCCTTCCCAGGTGGCCGCGGCACGGCGGATTGCGTGCGCCGCTGTGAGGCCACCGGCATCCCTGTATGGCGGCCCTTCGGGTGAATCTCATTCTGGTCAATGCCTAGAACGAGCGCCACAAACGACAAAAGCCCGGAGCACCGCACAGTGGCGATGCCCCGGGGCTCATTCCTTTGGTGGAATAGGTTGTCGATATGCCGTTGCCGACATGAGTCCAACTACGGACTGTTTTCCTATTTTCGTCCGCATATGGACAGTTTGAGATTTCAGTGCTAGATTCCGCCCGTCGTCCGGAACCCGGAGAAGTGCGAGCGGCGGCCCATGCGCAGGGCCGCGGGTTGACGTGAAGCTCGCCCGGACGAAACAGGCAGCGCCCCGTTCTAGTCGGGGCGTTTTCCTTTCTGGGCCAGCCACTCCAGCGCTTCAAATGCGCGGTGTACTTCGTCGTCGGTGGCCTCGTTCGGGACCAAAACCCAGAAGCCCGAGTCGTGCAGCCCGACGTAATCGTCCAGGTCGGGGATCGTGATCGGCGCGGGGCGCTTGGCGGTGGCACTCATTGCGGAACCTCGATCACGTGCCCGCGGAAGTCCACGTGCCGCTCGTCCATGACGCGGCACACCTCCGGCCAGAGCAGCCGACCAGAGTGAAACGTCGCCACCGCGAAGCCTGATCGCCAGTCAAGCGGGCCGTCTTCGGTGTAGTCCACGAACTGCGGGCCACCAGGCTCCGCGAGAGTCCCGGTGTCGACACCCCAGCGAGTGCCGTTGTAATCGTCCAGCGGCGTCACCTTGAGCTGGTGGAGGTGCCCGGTGAAGGTCGTCTTGCCGGAGTTGAGGGTATTGTTCCGCGTCGCGTGAATTCCGCCCTTGAGCCGATGTTTCACCACGACATCATCGTTGATCCACACGGACCAGCACGGCGCCCAGGCCGGGAAGTGATCCTTCAGACTGAAGCCCTTGACCCCTTCAAATTCGGGCGCGTTCTGCGCTAGGCGGTTCTCGAATCGGGCGTCATGGTTCCCGAGCGGCCAGTAGAGTTTGGCGCCGTTGGCCGCCACCTCGATCTCGCCCAAGCGGTCTTTGCACGCCTTGAGTTCTTCGATGACGCTCGGCTTTGAATCCCATCCTATGCGCGGCCACCGGCTGATCGATGCTCCGTCGAAGGCGTCACCGTTGCAAATGATCGCCTTCGGCTTGAGTTCGCGAATGAACAGCAGGAGCGCGCGGAAGGCGGTGGTGCGCACGCCAGGCCAGAAGTGCGCGTCTGAGAAGATCAGTGCGCAGCCGTCGTTCAGTTCGAGGTGCTTGCGCGCCGAGTGCTCTTCGGGTGACAGATGCTTGTAGAACTGCGCCGCAGGATGGCTCGCCTCTAGCTTGATGTTGTGCTTCGTCTCTAGGTTGCGGCGCCTGCGATGGACGTTGGTGAGCCCAATTCCGAGCGCTTCGGCGACCTTTGACGCCGACTTATGAACGCGCCAAAGTTCGACAAATTCAGCGTCTGTGCATGCTGCTGCTGCCATTGGGCTACCTCAATCGATAGACCCGCACGGGGCCGAGAGAACAGGCGTCGTGCTTGCAGACGATGCGCACGGCCTTCTGTGGGTCTTGCCAGCCCAGCGCCTCCCAGGCACACATGGCGGCCTTGGCGCCGGTTCCGATGGCACCGCGACCGGACGTGATGGGCACCGGCCGCGCGTAGTTGGCGTCGAACGACTCCAGCCCTCGCTCGGACAGGATCAGCGCCGAAGATTCGCCGAAGTTGAGCTTGCCGACCATGCCGCGGCGGTACCAGTCGAGAAACCTGAACGAGTCGGCCTCATCACCCGCGAAGCCGATCAGCGCGCCGTGGACGCGCCAGACCTTGCGGCCTGGGTAGCGGCGGTCGCCGTCACTGACGCACGAATCCGAGACCATCACGCGGTCTCGCAAGCTGGCTACTACGGTTGTCACTTCGGCCACGCCTTCACAAGTGCGTCATGCCGTTCGCGGCAGTCAGCCGCAGCGGCTTCGCGTTCAGCAACGATGTCGAGCAGCGCGCCGAGCTTCGTGTCACCGGCCGGGTAGTCCGGGCCAGCATCACAGGCGCGCGCCAGGTCAGCGGGGGGCGCCGGAATCTGCGCCGGCTGCACCTGCGGCGCTGCGCAGGCCGTCAAGAGCAGCACCGGGGATGACCAGATCAGCCAGCGGAGCCGAAGCCGGGCACTGAGCCGGCGCAGCGAGTGCGGATTGGATGGCATGGCGTGCCTCGGGTTGACGTGCGGTGATGGACTGAGCCTTGGCCTCGTAGGTCGTGGCCGCGTCCTGTGCCGCGTGCTCGTTGGCACGGAACTGGTCGGCGGCGGCTTGAGTGCGCTGCGCATCCGCCTGCGCCGCCTTCGCTTCGCACTGCGCCGCGCCCTGCTGCTCGATGCTGTGCCGCAGCCAGAGCCAGCCAGCCACGGCCAGGATCACGGCCACGGAGCCCGCGATGAGCTTCGCGGTGGACGCCTGCGGCAGCGCGAGCAACGGGTTCACTTGCCCTCGGGTCGCTTGTCGAGGCCGGCGCTCGACAGCAGTGCAGCAACGTCTTCGATATGCAGGCAGTCGCACAAGCAGGCGTAGTCCACCACGCCACGCTTGTCCACGATGGAGCCGTTGCAGTAGTCGTTTCCGGGCTGGGCGTCGACAAGCCAGCCGAAGGCGTCGATCTTCCCGCCATTGAGCCGGACGATCTTGTCGCCGTTCTTGGCCTCGCGGCCGTTGCGGTAGTGCATGGTGCTTCCTTTCAGGAGCGGTTGGGACTAGTTCGCGGCCGGCGGCTGCGGCGGTTGCTGGGGGCCGGCGGCCAGTCCATTCAGCACGGTGCGCGCATGGTTGAGCTGTGCGAGCTGGAGCGCCTTGGCTTGCTGCGCGGCCGCGATCGCAGCGTCATGCGCGGTGGTGTCGGCCAGCTTCTGGATGCCCTTGACCAGCAGGCCGAAGGCGTCAGCTTCGATGGTTTGTGCGACGGAGCCTGGCGCCTGTTTGGCGCTGTAGCGCGTCCAGATGACGGCGGCGACAGCCGCTACGGCGGCGGTGACGGCTGGGTGAAACAGGATGGCGAGCAGTTGATCCATGGTGTGCCCCTTTCAGGCGGTGAGAGTCATTGCCACTGCGCTGTTTGCATTTGGCGCGCGAGGCGGTGCGCGCGGCCCGCGGTCTGCTTGGCCCATGTGCTGGTCAGCATCTCGTTGGCCGCGTCTTCGTAGTGCCCGTCGCGGGTCGCGGCGAGCATGTGCTTGAACTCCAGCAGCCCCGCCACGCCCATCTGGAACGCCATGTTGAACAGCACAGCGGCGCGGATCGGGTCGAGCGTCACTACCCAGGGCAGCGCGCGCAGCGTGCCGTCGGTCGCATGTGCGATGTCGGCGTCGAGTTGGGCGCTGACCTGGTTGTCGGTCCACTGCAGGCCCTGGTGCACTTCTGGGCCGGTATGGCCAACGCCGATCGTGAATGGCGCACCGTGCGTGAGCGGGTCGGGATAGGCCTCGCGGACCCACCCTTCGTCGCGGATCAGCTGGTCGCGCAGGGAGGTGATGCTCATGATTGCGGCTCCGTCTTGGCCTTGAGGTTGAGGAACGCGCCGACTCCGGCGGCCAACGCTCCCATCCCGATGCCGTAGGCCTGAGCATCGAAGTGCGCGCCGTTATGGATCACATCCCATGCCGCGAGGAATAGCCCATTCCCGCCGGCCAGCACCGCGAACCATCGGCCGATGTCATGCGTCTCACCATCGGCGAGCGTTACAAGGTCTTTGAGGATGCTCATTGGCGCCCCTTGAACCACTCGCGAACGTTCAGCGCAAGCCGAGTGGCAAGCACCAGCAGCGTGAGAAGTTGGACCCACGTTGAAACGTTGAAGTGAAGGACCAAACTGCCCCAAATCGCGGCGAGGTAGTCCCACGAGTGATGAATGCCGCTCGAAGCCGCTGCGCTGGCGTTCTGGTGGTCTTGCATCACTTCACCTCGTACATCGCAGTGATAGAAAACGTGATCCCTGTGGTATCTCCGGTCACCGCCGTAATCTGAAGTGTCTTGTTGGTTGTATTGCCCTGGATGATGATCGACTTCCCATTGAAGGTTCCGTTGTACCCGGCCACCGACCCGTTGAGGTCTGCTGTCGAAGCCAAGTTCGATGCAATCGGAAGAGATAGTTGAAACCCGATTGAACCGGCAGAAGACGCAGGCGTGACGCTGACCGACCCGGACAGCGTTACCACGTTGCCGACGCGGGTCCACTGGAACGGCGCATTTACATTCAGAACTGACAGGTTGGAGCTGTTGCTTGCTGTCGGCGTGTACGTCCCGCTGCCGATGTACTGGTTCGTTGTCCCTGTCAGCGGCTGGGCATTGTTGTGAAGCTGCGAGCCATAAACACGCCCGACCTGATCGATTGCAAACGCCGTCGTGAACGCTGCAACCCCGCCGGCCGTTCCACTTGCTGCATATGAGAATGTATGGCCACTGCTGCTTTGCGCGTAACTGAACGCAAGACCGTTATTCTTGTAAATCAACTGACCGCTGCTATTGCGAAAATAGTTCGATCCAAGAATGGTCGCGGCGCTATTGAAACTCTCGATAAAACTGAAATTCGACGGCCCAACTTGCAGCGCAGTAGAGGATGAATTCCATGCACTAGGTGTTGCCCCAAAGCCGATATTCCCGCTAGCGTCTTTATAGAACTGCCCCGAGCCGAGGTTGACGACGCCCGTCCCACCGGTCAGCGCGCCTGAATAGGAGACGTTGCCGCCGAACGATGCGGCGGTGGTCTGTCCGTAGACGAGAGCCTGCCCGTTCGCCGCCCCGTCCCCCAACCCCGTCAGCTTGTAGCCTCCCATCGGCAGGTTGGCCGTGGGGACTGTCTGACCATCCTTGGCAATGCTGTATGTCAGCGCAGAGGCGATGTCGTTGAGCGTCGTGTTCGCCCAGGTGTCGGTGATCGTTGTCCCAGCGACGACAGGGTTCCCAGCTGGCAACGAGTAATTGCCTGATCCGTCTCGGGCCATTGTGTAGACTCCGGAATGCAAAAAGCCCGCGCTAGGGCGGGCTTGGTGGGGGTAGAGATGGGGAAATGGTGGGAATACGATCCCGGGGCGCAGCGGCCACCTAGCCAGTCACATGACGATGGCTATCAGCTCGGCAAACTCGCGCTAGGGCTGCTCGCTTCGGTCGTGTCTGTTGTTTTTCTCGTTCTAGTGCTGCTGAGAGTCATTGCCTGACAAGAGCATTGTGGCGAGACGCCCGGCGTAGCTACGCTGGGTGGGAGCGTCGATCATTGTCTTTCTCGCCAACGCTTGCACGATGTCAGGGTTCGTCATTGCCCGGCTTGCCAGATTGACGCCGCCCAATGTGGCGGGGACGCCGATGAGCGCCCAGGGGTTGTAGGCGCCCGCAGCAAGACCTCCGATAAGCATGTCCCGAGCGTTCAGCACCGGGGCAGTTCCAGATGGGTTCGCCAGAACTTTTGCAGACGATCTTAGGTTGCCTGTCGTTTGCGCGAGCGCATCAAGTTTTGCGCGCATTTCATCCGCGCCGTCGAACCCGCCGACAAGAGCTGTCTTGGCGCTCGGGTCCATCTTGTTCCAGTTAGTCAGAAATGTCTCAGGTGAGAAAGCATCACCATTCGCGTTCTGCTGTCCTGGGGTTGCGTCACCCAATTGGTCAATGACATTTGAGACTACTTGCTTCCACTGATCGGGGGCGAGACTCCGCTTAACCGCGTTGATCTGGGTGGGACCGTGGCTAGCGCTATTAACAAGACGCTCAAACGCTTGCTCCGGTGTCGCCGCATTGGCAAACGGCTGCAACTGCTCCAGTCGATTGATGCCCGCAGCCGTGTAGTTATTTGCACGGTTCCATGCTTGCGTTGCCTGTGGGCCTGCCGCCTCCGCGGCCCCTTGCATGTCACCAGACAGCCCGGCATAGAGTGCCTTCCACTGCGAGTTCGGGACGCTTGACGTGAGACTGTTGGTGCTCATGGCGTCGCCTACTTGAGTGCGCAGTTGCTTGACCGCCTGGTATGGCAGGGCAGGCGTTTGCGGGGGGCGCCACGTGCCTTCTCCGGGGACAACAGGCGCGGTGCTGATGACGCGGGTAACTGACCCAGACGGAGGTTGCTGAGGCGGCGTCTTGCCTACCTGAATCGTCCTCGTCACCGTTCCAGACGGTCCTCGCGCAGATGCAGGAGCGACACCTTCGCCGTTGCGGCGAACGGGTGCCGGAGGTGCACTCCATGGCACAGTGACAGTGCGAAGCGAGGGCTGAGGAGGCGCCTCCTGCGGACCGAACGAGACTGCAGTGGCATTCGTCCCTGACGGCCGAACCAAGCCCGTGTCCAGGTCGAAGCCGTTCTTGATACTCTGGATGTCGCCGTTGATGAACCGCTGGCTTGTGTTCGGCGCTCCAGAGATCGGAGTCGTCAGGTTGACCAATGCATCGCGCGTGCCAGTGACCGGAACTGCCGTGGTTGGTGGCAGGTATTGGTCAAGCCGGGTGTAGAGATTGTTTTGCCCAGTCTTGAATCGCTCGTAAAAGCCGGGGTTGTCCGCGTCGTTCGAGCGAATGCCGGTCTGAATAGCGCGCCCAGACTGGGTTGGGTCGTTTGGCTGACCGGCAGTTAGTGCATCAATCGTGGCTTGCAAGTCTTCTTGTTGCTGCATTCCCTTATCCCGGAAGACGCCATAGCCACCCGGCATCTTCGACAGCAACGCTTCGGCTAGTTGCGGGACGGCACTTTGAGATGCCTGCCCGACAGTGAGGGTAGTACCAGCTTGGTTCGCTGTGTCAATGTTGCGCTGCATCTGCTGGCGCCCCTGCTCGCCGCCGCGCATCGCGCCCCTCAATACGGTTTCGCCAGCCTTTTGCGCAAGAACCGGAGTGAAGCCAACAAGTGTCGCGATGGCCGGGTCGCCCGTTCTTTCATAGGCCGCCTGGGAGCCGGCGCCCGAAAGTTCTGATCCGAGCAACGTCGCGCCGATTTGGCGCGCGAACTGCATGTCAGATTGAGGCACAAAAGGCCCAGGAACAGGTGCGAGACTTGATGTGGCCGCACCTCCAGCTGCTGTGCCTCCAGCATAAAGAAGCCGCGACGCCTTATCTTCCGGATTTTGATTGTCTATCAGATACGTGCCATATGGCGCCTTCCGAATCTGATGAGCAATCCAACTTGAAGACCCAACGTATTGAGACCTGTCACTAGGATCAAATGCAGACGGGGGCACCTTGCCAGTGATGGCGCCATAAGTCGCCCCTGCCGCCGCCTTTGCTAGATCCCACACATTAAGTGCCGTATCTACCGGAAGGCCAACCGTTCCTGGAATGGCACCGTAATTGAAGCCTGCCGCTGCATTACCGGCTCGATTCAACGCCGTCGGTGCCGTCTTGATATTCGGGGCGCTTTCTGGCGTCGCATCCCATGCTGACACCGGAACTTGCTGGGTATTCACACCCGGCGCCGGCGTGTCGTCCCATGCGGAGGCCATTACTGCACCCAACCTTGGCTATGCGCCGCGTTGTATTGCTGGCCAAACTGCATACGCTGCTGGGGAGTCAGCTGAGACTTGAATTGTTGCCTATCAGTGGGCGACATGCGCGAAAACTCGAACACCTTTGGACTGTAAACCTGCGACCACTGAGTCTCGGCACGGAGTGCGGCGTTCGGGTCATTGGGGCTAGCTGCCATCTGCTTCTGAATGTAGTCAGCGCGCGCGACAGTGGCGTCCTGCTGCGACAGGACATAGCGGATTGCGTGATCGACAGCCTCTGGGTTCATGGTATCTGCGCTTGGATTCCCAGCCTTGTATTGCTCGAAGCGCGCGTCCGAACCTGTGAAGCCATTGGAAGCTGCAGCAGTAGATGCCGCGTTCTCCAAAAATTTCTTAAAGGTCTGATAGTTGGTGACATCATCTTTACCGACCGGCAGCCCAAGATTGTTGAGAATGGCGGCGAAATTAATGGCCTTACTCACCCCGGCCCCACTAGGCGCCCCAGACTCCACCAGCTTCAGAGCATTCTCCAAGCCGGCAATGGTTTGTTTTGACTGTTGAACTTGTCCGGGCAAAGCGGAAATATCTTTTGCAGTTGCCTCTTGGGTGACCCTATCGGCGGTGCTTTGCCCGATTCGAGGACGAGCCACTTGTGGCGCCGGCTGGGCGATTGGCGTTGTCTGCGTAATACCAGCGGGAGCGCTAAGCGCAGGACTTGCCGGAGGCGTCGCGCCAGCCATAGGCGGCGCCGCAGACAGCTGCTGCGCGACGGCCCCGACCGCGGCTTCCCCGCGCATCGGGACAGTCGCGCCGGTTGACAACGTAACCGGGATGATCGACCCATTAGCACTGCCAGTAGAGCCAGCTTGCGAATTGCCCAGCGTAACCCCGAGTGACCCCGGCATCTGCGAGACCCCGCCAGGGATGGCCCCATTCGGGGCGACAGGACCAACAGGATTCGCGTTCTCAGGAATCTTCGGAGCGATGCCAGAGGCGCCGAGGAACGGATTGACGAACTCGTTTCCGCCCCGACGCTCGATTTCCGCGGCCTTCGCGGCTTCGCCCATGAGAGCCGCCTTGATCTGATCGTCGCTGAAGCCGGCTTGACGAAGCGCTCGCACCTTCGGATCGGTGTTCGAGAACTGGAAGGCCTGCTGGTTGGCCTGCCCCACATCCATCCCGCCTTGCGTCGCTGCCTTGGTCGCGTCCGTGGCGTTGTAGCGCGAAGCTTGGATGTCGAACGCCTCTTTCGGGATGAAGCCGGCAGCATAGTCCGCCATCAAAGGCGCGGGCATGCCAGCCGGGTTGTACGGATTCACCCCGCCATTCGCCGGCTGCTGGCTGCCAAGCAATTTGGCCATCTTGGCTGCATTCGCATTGGTCGGTCCGCCGCCGCCGCTCAAAGCAGCCTGAGATGCGTCGCTGGTCTGGTCTGGCGAATAGCTCGGAGATTGGCCGGGCTGGTACTTCTGCAGCAAGTTGGCGTATGCATTTGAGGCGAGCTGCGCTTCCGCATTGATGCTGTCCTTCAACCCCTTCTGTCCGTAATAGGACTGCGCGATCTTGGCCAGCCCCTCAAACGGGCTGACGTGATACGCGACGCCGCCGACCTGGCGGTTTGACGTATCAATCGGCGTCAGCCCTTGCTGCAGCAGAGCATTGGCCAGCGCCATGCGCTGCTGGATGAGCGCAGCGTTCGCCTGGGTCTGCGGGTCCGTGTTGAACAGAGGAATTCCAGGCATTGCTTACCCCATCAATCCGACAACGTATGGATTCCTCGGCGCCGCATAGGAGATCATGCGGGGCTGCTGAGCATTTGCGAGTTGCAGCGACGACGGCCGCTGATCTAGCATCGGGTCGTACATCTGGTAGGGCATGCGGCTTGAGCCGTTCCGCTGCATTCCTTGCTGGCCGCTGCGTAGCATGCGGTCCCAGTCCATACCGCTGCCTGCAGTGTTGTACGTCGTCCCATCGACATTCACTTGGCTTGGGACGCCGCCAGTATTCGCGCCGAGGCCAAGCGAAGAATTCGCCGCTTGGGAATCAGCCGCCCCAAGTGTCCCGGCCGAGCCGCCCATTGCATCGCCTGCCGACGCGGTTCCGGTCACACCACCCGCCGTGCCGAGATCAACCGCGCCAGGGGCAGCCGCCGTGAAACCATAGCCGCTCGCGGCCGAATCAGCCGCGCCCAACGTGCCGGCAGCGCCGCCCATGGCATCCCCACCCGCCCCGGCCGCGGCGGCGTCGCCAGCCCCCGCACCAGCCGCACCGCTCCCACCCAGCGCCCCGGCCCCGGCCATGCCGCCGAAGATCGCCCCAGCGGTGAGCGCCGCGCGTCCCGCCCCTCGAACGGGATTCTGCTCGTTGCGTCCAGCCTCGTTATGAATGTCGTTCATCCAATGTCCGACGAGGGTCTTGTTGCCGCCCATCAGGCCGGACAGGTAGCCAGTCCCCACGCCGAGGTTGTGGCTGTCCTGCCGAACGACACCTTCAATCAAGCTGTGTCCAAGAGGATCGATCTGCTTGTCGCGATTCCAATTGCCCGCGAAGAAGTTGTCCCACCAACTCATTGCAGCCTCGCGTAGTCAACTGCCTTGAAGCCACTCGGATGGGCAATCACGGCCTCCGGAATCACCGCCTCAACCTCATCGGCCATGACGCCACGTTGGCGCTTGCCGAAGATGTCATATTCGTAGATGCCAATGCCGGACTTGTGCGTGCCGATCCGAATGATCTTCGACTTCAGGCGTCGGTCAGAGAACCACTGGCCCCAAGGCATCGCACTAGCCACACCCATGAGGCCGCCCATGAAACTGTTTTGCGATCCCGTCTGCGCGTTGTATGCATTGAGCTGGCCTTGGTACGCGCTGTTCACCGCGTTCTGGTAGTTCGGGGCATTTGCCATCACCGTTGGATTCGACTGGAACTGGGGTGCTTGCACCTGCGTACCGGTCATCATTGAGTTGTATTCGTTCAGCGGCTGATCGTGGAGCGTAAGCGCTTGCTGGAATCCGCCCTGCTGCGCCTGGTTTTGGAGGTAGGCATTCGACACCCCCTGATTGAACAGTTGGTTGTCGTACTGCATGCCCTGCAGCGTTGCATTGTTCGCCGCCTGGGTGCGCGACCAGTCCTGTTGCCGGTTGAGGTTGCCCATGGCGTTCTGATACGCCTCGGAATCGGCAGCAAGGCCCTGGTTGGCCAATTCGTTCTTGGTCTGCTCCTGTTGCTGAGCGTACTGAGGCTCCAGCATTGACATTTGCGAGTTGTACGAGGCCTGCGTGGCTTGATTGGCTAGCCCGGAAAGATCGCCATGATTCACCGGCCCCGCATAACCAGGAAGGCCCTCCGTATTCACGGGCTGGGCAAGACCGATGCGCGCGTTGTTCAACAGCTGCCCCTGCGTCTGGCTCAGGTTATTCGCGTTCCTCATGTTCTGGTTGAGCGTCGCCTGAGCCTGTGGGGACAAGCTGATGTTTTGCGAATAGATCGGCGCGCCGCTTGCGTCGGTCCCAGACCGTTGCCACGTCTGGTTGCCATAAGGCGTGTAAACGTTGTACCGGTTGAGCGCCGCGTTATAGGCGGCTGTGTTCTTGTCGTACTGCGACTGAGCACTTGCGGTCGCATTCGGATCTGGCGCCGGAGGAGGGGATGATTTACCGCCCACGTCTTTCTCCAATCCACCGGCATTGCCCCGGTGTCATGCTGTAGATCAATAGGTCGCCCTCTTTGCCCGCGTCAGTGATGACGGCTTCGAGTTGGAACCCAAGGTGTTCGTCGTACCGCCTCGCAGCGGCGTTCTTCGAATCCACGAACCCAAGAACCTTCGTGGCCTTGAGTTGGTTGAATGCGTATCCGAAGCAGTCGCGAGCGAATTGGCGCGTCATCCAGTGGCCACCCTCACCCGCGACGTGCATGGCGATAGAGCGGCCGTTCCAGTGATCGAACATCACGCCAGCGATGAGTGTCCCATCGCTTTCAAGTCCGATGGCCGTTGCGCCGGCCGGATCAAATGCGCCGCCAATGCGCGCACAGATCCACTCGCTCACTTCCCGCGGGCGATCCCAAATGGTGACCTTCAAAGAACAGCGCCCGTCTCAAGAACGATCGTGGTTGCGACCCAGCGCAGATCTAGGCCCTGAGAAGCAGTCTTGACGCGCGGTGCGGCCGCCACCCCGATGCCTGCACAACCCTGCCACGTCTGATAGACCGGCAGATTCGAGGTGCCCCACATCGAAACACCCCACGTGGCATTACCCCACGTCCCCGATGCGGTGGCCGGCGAGTAGTTCAGCTGCGCGGTATTGTCCGTGGTGTCGAAATCGACACTGACAGAGGCTTGGACAGCGGGCGTTCCATTGCACCGGAACTGCGGCTTCAACATCGTGAAGCGCTTCAGTTGCCCCGGGGTTTCGAAATAGCTATACGCCTGCAGCGCCGATCCCTGGATGTTTCCTCCGGCGTCAGAGAATCCGTCCCACGCGCGCCCCACCACGCCGTTGCCGCCAAAGTAGGGCATGTCCTTGTGGAGTGCCCAGCAGTTAGCACTCCATCCGGTGTAGTTGCACCACGACCCGGAAATCGTGTTCATTGCGTACTGTTGCTGCTGTCCAGTAGCGATCGGGACGTTCAGAAAGAGCTGGTTCTCTTTCGGGAAGTTGATGACCTGCCACCCGAAGTTCCCGCTGTATGTGCTGATGGCGGTTGAGACGGCGTATTGGATCTTGTTCGACAGCGCCACCTGCGGCTGAACGCGCGAAGACTGAAGAGCCCCGGAGAGTGGAAGCAGGCCATCCTGACAGATGATGAGCAGGTCGCCCTGATACTTGAACAGACAACGTGCGCCAATCGGCGACCCGATGCGCCAGAGGCCTTTCATGGCCCACGTGGACGCATTCGACGGGTCCGTTCCTTGATAGACGAGGGCCTCGCCCTTTGACGACACGAACACCAGAAGGTCATCAACGCCGAAGCCCGCATCAATTGTCCATGTCTCCAGAGCAACGAGCGATCCGCCCATTCTGAAGAACTGCGACATATCGAACTTGGTCGCGGCCCCTTGGATCGCGCTAGTTCCGAGATACCAGGCCGTCAACGTGCCAGATTGGATCGCCCACACCCGCTGCTTATGCAGGCAGATGTTCGTCCAGGTGCTGGTATCAACTCCGGTGACGGTGTATGTCGTGCCGTCTGCCGTCCAACTCGCCCCATCGTAGTACTGCATCTTGTCGGCACCGTTGACCGCCAAGATATAGTTCTGCGCAGACGCGTTCGCGATGTTGATGTACTGAAACCTAGAATTCGATAGTCCCGACTTCAGCGCCGCCCCGACAGCACCACCATTGGTGACATCGTAGATCGAGCCGTTGGAGACGGCATACAACTTGTCGCTGGCCCCGGAGCCATACGCGATCAATGTTTCCACTTGCGCGGGAAGTCCGGTGGCGAAGTTCGTGTACCCCTGCCGCAGCCGGCATTCGGTCATGGCCGGGAAGAAGTTCTGCAGGACGATTGCGTCCTTCTCGTCCATGTCGGCCGCAGAGTCGCGCGCATTCCATCCGCCCACCGGGGCCGGGATGGAAACCGACGTTGACCGGGTTCGCTGCGCAACCAGCATGTTCAGCGTCCGTAGCCAGAGTCCGGGATTTGCTCCCAGCCGATCAAGGTTTCAGCCAAACGCGGCGCCATGCTCAAGGTGGGTGCGCCACCTGTAGTGGCCTTCGCGATGTCCAGCTGAGTCAGGTAGTCCCTGGCAAGCGCCGTGGTGTCGAAACCCTTGATCTCGAAGTACTTGCGCTTCAAGCCAAGGACCATCAAGCGATCCGGGAAGACACAGGCGTCAGAGTCCGAGCTGAATAGCGACTTGCCATTCCCATTGGCATCCGTCACCCAACTATTGGAGATGTACTCAAATCCAAGGTACTCAGGGGTACCAAGCAGCGGCCAAATCTGGAAGAAGCCGCCCATGATTCGATAGCGAATTCTTGGGCCTGTCGAGATATAGGATGACTTCAGGAACTGCCACTGCTGCGGCGTCTCTGGCCCCAGCATCTCCCAGCGCTTCGACTTGTCGTAATGAGTGCGGTTGATCTGGCGGAGATAGTCCGAAGGCATCGCATACTTCGTCTTACCGAAGGTCAACGAGACACCCGTCCCCGTGGAAGTCGCAGGCTGGGTAAGCGTGACTTGGCTCCCGCTATCTACGCTCTGTACGTAGGTGTCCTGATTGATGCCAGTCCCGCTCACCATGTAGGTGGTGTCCAACCCTGTCGTCGCTGGGATGCTCACCACAACGGCGGAGTTCGCGGTGAGATTCCCGGTCGTTGACAGGTATTGCGTGGTGAACCGGTACTCTCGTTCGAGCGCTTGCCAGTCGAACTCAGCGCATAGTTCACTCCCCAACGCGTTCAGCAGAGCGAACTGCTGCGCCGTATCAGTCGCGGTGTTGCCGGCAACTTGGCTCGGGATGGGAACCCCCATCTCCGCAGTTGCCTGCTGAACGAGTTGAAGAAGGTTCATTACGCGGCCTCAGCCTCTTTGCGCGGCCGGCCGGGGCCTCGCTTTGCGTCCCGGCCATCGATGGCGTTGCGCATGTCTTCCATCTGCCGCGCCATTTCGGCCATTTGCTGGCGAAGCGCATCCTTCTCGGCGCGCTCCTTCGCGATCTGCTCGGCCTGCTGCATCACGACGGCCGTGTCCTTGGCGTTTGAGAGGTACGCCCTGGCCTTGTCTCGGAAGGCGACCGGCGACATGCCGGCGACCATGGCGATTGAGCTGAGTTGCCCGTCTGACGCCTCGGCGACCTGCTCCACCGTGTAGAAGCGGAAGTGTTCAAGTTCTCGAACTTGGGCTTGGTTGAGAATGGACCAGTCCGCCAACTTGGTGCCGACGAATTCGGTCGCCCCCTCTTCGTTCACGCGGTTTTTGAAGTCGGCCCATTGCACCGGGAAGCGGCGCTTGTGGTCCTCATTGGCCTGCGTATCGATGATGAGATCGGAGCGTCCCGGAATCTCGATGCGCACGAAATCGCGCATCTCATAGATCGGCCGCCCCTCCTCGCCGGACTTGAAGGGAAGTTCGACTTCGCGCTTATAGAAGCGCACGTTGAAAATCTGGTCAGACATTAGTTTCCTCGTGAGTGGTCACGTAGAACAACACCGCGGTTTCCTCTTCGCGAGACCACTGGACCGCGTAACCCAGTGAGCGAAACTTTTCATCCCACCAGTCGTGCTGATGAACGGACAGATGCAACGGCTGCCCGATGAGAGCGCCAAGGTTGTCAGGAACAGTGCTGATCTGGAAGAAGACCTTCGGAGTCGCTGAAAGCAGGTTTGCAATCGTCGTATCCACCTTCTCTGGCGGGATGTGTTCCATGACATCCGTGCAGTAGCCAAAGTCGCCTTGGATCGGCGCAGTTCCTGGCTCTGAAAAGTCCCAGAGCACGAACGGCAACGACTTGGCTTCATCGTCCCGCGAGTTCTCTACGAAATCGACACATACAACTTCACACTCGCGCGAGATTCGAAGCGCCCCGCGCCCCGTTCCACAGCCGAAATCAATCACGCGCCCCAATGGCCGCACGATGCGCATGAACTCATCGGCAACCAATTCCCCCGGGGCCACATGCCTGTACTCGGGCAGGCTCCACATGAGGCGGTATTTCTCGGCCTCGCTCATCGGCCGGTTATGGCGCATGATCCAAGGGATCAATCCTTCACCGTCGCAGGTGATGACACACCCCAAGTCGATTAGCGTGTCGCATAGCTCGGGGAACAACTCTGCCTGTTTGGCCATTGCCAGCGATGCGCGGAAGGTCTTGCCGAAGACAGTGACCTTGCATTCCGGGTCAGTGGCATTCTCGGGTTGGGGGTATGCGTGCCCTTTCCCGTCTTGATGGCACGAGTCATAGCCGTAGAGGTGCAGTTTGCGATAACCCAGCGTATATGCCAGTGCCATCGCTGAAAGACCAACCGTCGTGCCGCCCCCCACCTTCGCATATGGCCGATCTGCCAAGATGTGATCGTCAATGCCGTCGATGACCGGATGCCACAGGGTTACATGGTCACCGCCGGCCACAAACAGGGACGGGTGGCATTGGGAAGAAAGAAGAAGTCGCTTCGCCCACGGATAGCGGATGAAACGCTTGTTATGTTCTCTGGCGTCAACGATGACTTGGTAATCAGGCCGAACGCCTTGTTGATATAGCCATTCCGCTGCACCGTTCAGGGCGAACACCGTCTGCCCCAGGCTTTGCCGATGCCGAATGGACTCGATGGTTTCCTTGATGCTGTGACCGCCGCCAACAATGACAGCATGACCGTCATGAGCGTCCGCCTTCGTGACCCAAGGCAGGTCAAGCATTGAGTTGGCCGCCACGTTGGCAAACAACCGATCGTCGTCTGTGTTGCAGGTGATTTCGATGCGCATATGAAAAGGGCCTGGAGGTGACCCCAGGCCCGGTTCGTGCGATCCGGATGGATCAGGTGACGCGGCCCTGCAGATGCGGCCGGTCGCAGACGATGGTGACCGTGGCGGTCGCGGACGCTACCGTGGCGGCATTCGCGGTACGAGCGCCGAGGATCTGCTTGCCGGAGGCCGAATTGCCGACCTTCCCGGTCGAGTTGACACCAACGGCGACCGTGGGGGCGATTGCCACACCAGTGCTCTTCACTGCAACGGCAGTACCAGAGATCTGATACCAGCCAAATTGCGAAGACGAGGTGTTGGCGGACATCGCGAACGCCACAGGACGACCTTGGTTGGTCGTCGTTGCGGCCAAAGTGGTCGCGTAGGTCGTCCCGTCGTAGGTCACCGTCGAACCCACCGCGGTATTGGCGACACCCTTCAGCAGGATGAATTCGCCCTCCCCGTAGGTGGGGTCGAAAGCGCGCACACGCATGCCGAGATTCAACGGCGGAGTCGGGATCGCCGACGAGCCATTGGGCATCGTGGTGCCGGCGTCGATGTTGGCAATCGGCAGGATGCCGGCAGTCTGCGGGTTGTTGATCGTGTAGGCCATGATTGTCTCCTTACGCGATCAGAACGCCGTGGAACTGCGAACCAGACATCGTCATGTTGCCGGCCCAGCCGATCAACTTGACAATGGCATCCTGGTTCACCGCCTGGCGCTCGCCGCCGATGGGAACGAAGTTGCGGTCACGGTGCGGGCGGAAGAAGATGTACTTCGTGTTCAGCATCCACAGGTGATTGGCGGTCGCAGCGGCACCGATACCGCCGTCGCACACCACATCCATGGACGTGCCGCCGCCGTAGAACTTCAGCGATGCGAAGCCTGCGCCGGCATTGGTCTCGCTCTGCACGCGCTGGATTGCCTGAAGCGACTTCACGTACATGCCGAAGTAGTTGTTGTCAGCGACAGCTAGGTCAGGCTTGTCGTTGCCGCGAACGAGCTTCAGAGCGAGGTCGGTCATGAACCCGGTGATGTTCGCCGTCGAAACAGTCGCGCCACCATTGGTGACACCGCTGTACGACTGCGGGCGCCAGAAGGTCCACACCGAACGATCGATGCCGCCATACACGCCGGAAGTCGGCGAATCGGGAACGGCAGCGGCCAAACCGGTGATGTTCTTGCCGCTGTTGCCAGTGCCATCCAGGTAGATGTCGCTGCCGATGCGGTTCATCAGCTCGGCTTCCGCCACTTGCATGCGCCCATCGAGCAGATCGATGATTTGCTCTTTGGATGCGTTCTGCAGCATTTCCAGGCCGCTGATCGTCACCGCCGAGGCGTACTGACAGATCGAGAACTGGGCTGCGGAAATCGGGCTATTCGGCGAGATGTTGATCGTCTCGTAGCCCGAGTAGGAATTCGTCACGTTCGTGGTCGAATCCTGGTACATGATTTCTTCGAAGATCACGCGACCGCCGCTGAACGGACGGGAGTTACCGCGCTCCTTCAAACGCCGCAGAAGGGCGTTGTTGTTTTGGACGTTATCGGCCAGCTCGCCAGAGCGATTTTCGATCGTGGTAGCGATGATGTCCGACACGGCCGAATTTGCGAATGCCATGTTCGGCTCCTAGTGGAGATCAGAAACGTCCGGCGATGTGCTCGTCAAAGCTCTGCGCAATGAGAGATCGCCGGTCTTGTTTGCCGCCACCCGTCGTCGCTGGGCCTGTGGGGCTTGCCGATTTAGGGGATACAGCCGCCGCCCTCTTATGTGCGACACGCGCCTGTTCTTCGCGCTGGCGACGATCAGCTTCCGCTTTGGCGGCCTCGGCCTGTCGGGCCTGTTCCGCCTGCTGTTGTCGTTGCCATAGCGAGTCTTCGACGCGCATCGCCTTTTCAAAGGCGTTTTTGAGGTCGCTTGCCATGCCGGACTCAAGTAGTTGAGCCATGACAGGTTTCGCTGCCTCGAAGAGGTCTTCATCGACAGTTGCTCGGAACTGTTCGATTTCGGTGAGCAGACGGGCCTGTTCCATCTGCTGTTGGTAGGTTTCAAATTGCTGCAGCTTGTTCTGCAGCGCATTCACGGTCTGCGCGATGTATCCAAACTGAGGATCGACTTGCGGAACCGCGCCGGACTGCCCGTTGGGCTGCCCTTGCAGTGCTTGAAGTGGGATGCCATAGTCGGTCGCCAGCTTGGCGAACATCTGCAGCTTTTCCTGCGGGCTGCCGAGCGCCAACGTGCGGTGAGCAATCCCGAGGTTCTGAATCCACTGCTGCGGCGGGATGCCGAAGCGCTCCAGTTCCGGCATGAATGGCGTAATTGCCTCCATGAGCGGCTGCGCTTGATCCCACTGGGCTTTGTAGGTCGATACGCCCTTCGCGAAATCGGCCTCCCGTTGCTCGATGTAGTCCTGGAGCTTCGAGAGTTCTGGGTCCGTCGCCAGCTTGTCCCAGTGTTGCCAATAGTCTTTCTTCCAGGAGGAAGGCGGCTTTCGAGTTGCTTGCGGCTCTGGTGCGGTCGTCGGCGTTTGCGTCGCCGCACTGACAGCAGGCGCCGGGGCGGCCTCCGTGGGCTTGACTGCTTCTGTCTGCTGAGCCTTGGCAAACCTGCCCTGCTCATCGCGAGCACGATCCGCGGCTTGGGATTCAACCGCAGGCGGTTCGGCCGGCGTTTCGGCGGGTGGTTGGGATTCGATCTTGTCGAACGCTGCAGCCAGGGCCTCTTGACGAGTTGTCGCCATTTGCGCTCCAGAAATGCAAAAGGGCGCCTTCGGGCGCCCTCAAGTGGGTTGGGTTGGGATCAGTTCTTGGTCACGGTGTAGCCGCGCGACTGAAGCCAATCGATATGGGCTTGGATGTCGGCTTCTTCGTTCTGCTTGCTTTCGACCCAATCAGCGAAAGCGCGCAGCGTTACCGCGGCGTTCTCGCTCGTGGCGCCCGAAAGATGCCGCTCTACACGGGTGCGGAGTTCTTGCACGTCCATGGATGCCTCAAGCAGACAGCGAAGCCGCGTACTGCAGCCCATTGCCGGAGATGCACTGGAACTGAGCGGTCTTTGTGGCCGCCACGCTGAAAGCCGCATTGGTCGAGCCGTTCGCGATGCTGCCGCCGGAGGGCGGATAGACGGACAGCGTATTGGCGCCGTGATTCACCACGGTGATCCAGTCGCCAATCGCACTCGTCGGCAGAAGGCAGCCGGTAGACGAGGCGACTGTGGTGAAGACGTTCAGGTCGCTGGTCAGCGCATAAGCGGTGCCTTGGCTATTGCCAAGCGCGGTGAGGCCAGTAGCGGGAACGCCGACAGCGGCTTGAGCAGCAGGGCCGGACGAGCCGGTGCCCATGAGGTTGCGAACGGTGGTCATGTGTTCTCCAGAAAATGAAAAAGCCGCCCGAAGTCGGCGTTGCTGGCGGTTCGCTGCGTCAGTACCGCAGCTTCTCGTAAACCGCCCGCGCAATGGCTTCCTTTCGCCCGGCCGGGGGCGTGACGGCCTTGGGCTGAAGGTATTTGGTCTCATTGCCAACTTCGATCAAGCCGTTGGCTTTGAGATGCTCTCGATGGCGACTGCGGCTTGTGATCATTTCGCCTGTCGCCATCGATTGGTAGGGCTGAATGTCCGGCATGATGAAGGGCGCATCAACGTCCGAGCGTTGGTAGTACTCTTCAGCGGGGACGAGCTTCAGCGTCACAGGGTCTTGGATATAGCGTTTACGCGTCATCGTTGCCACTCGCTTGGTTGGCCGCGGAAATCTGCGCGGCGTCGAGCGTGGTCTGGGCGGCGATTTCTGCCACCTCCACCTTCGCCGCGTTGTTCAGGTGCGCAAGGATCAGTTGGAGTTGCTGACTAACGCGCTGCTCCATCACAGATAGCGCCTCTTGATGCTGCTGCTGCATGGCGGCGATCTGTGCCTGATACTGCTGGGCGGCTCCCGCCATCGCTGCCTCATGCTGCTGGCGCATGGCTTCCATCTGCCGCTCGTGCGCTTGGCGCGAAGCCTCCATTTGCATTGCTGCCGACTGTCTGGCGTTCTCGATTGCAACATCCGCCTGGGCGCGCGCTTGATCCGACTGCTGATCTGCCTGGATCTGCATCTGCGTTTTCTGAAGGTCAGCTTGCGCCTGCATCTGCTCAGGATTGGGCTGCGGCTGGGCCATCTGCTGAGCGATGCGCTGCTTCAACTGTTCGGCCGTTGAATCGATCGTTCCTTCTAGCGACTTGCCCACCCGGAAGCCGGTGACGCCGAACTTGAGCATTTCGACGGCCAACGGGACCAGCTCTGGCGACGCCTGCCCCGCTTGGACAGCTTTCTCCATGAACTGCGAGACCGCCGTCAAAAACTCCATGCGATCCTGCTTTTCCTGCTGCTCATCTTGGTAGACCATCGAATCGGTGGCTACCTCGATACGGAAGTTGCGCAGAACGTTGCTTTTGAGCAGTTGGATGGCCTGTGGGATCAGTTGTTGATCGGCTTCGCTCAACTGATCGCACGCCGCCATCTGGCAAATCGTCTCTGCGTCAAACTTCGAGCAGATGATTTGCGCCTTCAGCTGCAAGAGGCGCTCGGAGAACTTCTCGACCTCGTCCTGATAGACCTTCAGGCGCAGGGATGCATAGCTGTTCTTGATCTGCTGGGCGGTCGCGGTCTCGCTCGGCGCCGTCTGCCCGCGCAAAATGTCGCTGATGCCGGTCAGCTCGTAAATCTGTCCCTTGATCTGCTCGAAGGCTGCATAGGCTTCCTTGAGCGCCTGCGCAATCGGCAGGATGTCTACCATGCTAATGGAGCCGCTGAGACCCTGCTTCTCGGCGAACGCCGCCCAGTTGTTGACCGGTATCAGCGTGCCATTGCCGGCTTCGGTGAACAGCCGGGCCAGGTTCGGCTCTGATGCGTCATAGACACCCTTGACCTGCAGCGCCTTGACTAGACCGTCGATCCGATCCGCCAACAGGTCAAGTTCGGCCGCTTGATCCTGGTAGAGCGTGAAGTCCGGGATTGGAATCAGCGATTCCGTCGTCAGCGTCGAGAACAGCGGTGGGGGGCACGGAAAGAATTCTTCCAGGCCCAGAGGGTCGGGGCGCGTCTCGATGATCTTTCCAAGACTCTTTGAGAGCCATAGGGCGCAGCCCTCTTCCTTATCCCAGATTTCGTAGATCAGCGCCTTCTTGTTGACGCTATCGGTATCAGTCGTTCCCTTGTACTGCTTCAGGTCGTCAGGATTCGAGTCGAACGGGATTTCCTTGGCGACTTCGCCGAACTGCTCGGCCGGCCAGCGCTCTTCAATCGCCGTCTTGGAAAGATAGACCTTGCGCCAGACGATCGGGCACTCTTCCCACGTCCTAGCTACTGCGTGCCCAAAGTCCTTCCAATGGACGTAATCGACAGGGGCGCACTCGAAGTCAAGCTCTTCGCTGGTTTGCGTCTCTGACTCGACATCCTCGGTGACCTGGTCGGCGTCGCCTTGATACTCGCCTTGCGCGACCTGTTTGAATGTCGGCTCATACCGCACCCATGCCGTTCCGCGACCGCCTAGGAACCGGTCATAGACGCATTGGCTGATCGACGCCCTGAAGTCTCGGTAATGTTCAACTTCGAATTCCAGGGCACGCTCCAGCAGCATCGAAGCGACACGGCCGACAGGATCGTTGTCCTTGAATCGCCGCGACACGTCCGGCATCGGGACGCGGGCGAACGTGGCCGCCTTCAGCGTTTGGACATTGCTCCACAGAACATTGAACTTGGCTTGGCCAGAACTGCCGCGGTCTCGCTTCTCATCGCGGTAGCGCTTGACGATCTTGTCAACGCGCCCTTCCCACGTCTTGAACTCGCGTTCGTAAGCAGCGATGTGGTTCAGGTAGTACTGAACGTCATACTGCTGATCTTGCTTTGCGGCCATGGATCAATGCAACAGGAGCAGCCCGTCTTTGGCCGGAACCGTAACGGTCGTGACGGCTTGGCCGTTGTTCGTCGCCGGGTCTTGCACACCGCTGAACCGGCGGTAGCCCTGGCCCGTCAGATCGACAGTGATTGCGGCAGTCGTCGGATTGACCAATGCCAAGCCGCTGGAGTAGTGGCGCGCAAACAGGCCCCCGAACCCGGCCGCGGCGGCAGATTGCGGCCCGTCCACGGGGTCGCCGATGTGTTGGCCGAACTCATCAAGCCATTCCGGCGCACCGCCAGTAGCTGCGTTGAGCGTGTAGTAGCCGTCCTCTTGGAGACTGATGCACAGGCCATAGCGCGCCGTCTGGATGCCTGCCGCCGAGGTCAGATCGGCGTAGGTGCCAACAAGCGCAAGTTGGCCCTTGGTCGAGTTGATCGCGCTGCGGATGTACTTGAGAACCGCCCCAACGCCCGCGAAGCCTTCCAGGCTGTACGACTTGCCGACGACGGCCTCAAGGAAGCCGCCATTTGCCGTCAGAAGCAACTCGGGCTTGCTCAGGCTGCAGCCATACCCGCCGGCTGTCGTGGTATCACAGTCAGAGTTGCCGATGATCCCGACGCCAGGAAGCAATGCCTGCAGCGCCGAGTAGTAGTCGGCCAGGGCGGTGCGGAACGCTGCCGCGCCTTGTTGAGGCGTCTCCTGCACGCCGTCGCAATTCCAATCTGCCGACGCGCGCGGCTGGAACATGCTGTTGTCGACAAACAGGTGGTCGATGTGGCCAGCCAGCGACGATAGGTAGGTCTGGTAGTCCCACGCCGCTTTCGCGGCCGGGACGTGCCTGCCTTGTGCATCCGGCATCGTCTCGCGCGTAACGTTGATGAGGTTCGCGCCGGCCTGTGTCGTGCTCGGCGTCTTTGCGCCCCCCGGCTGCTGGAGCACCCACCAGTTCTGTGCGTTGAGCGTCTGCCAGTAGCCGTACTGCTCGCTCGTGCTGGTCAGCGGATCGGGCCACTCGTTGAGCACCACGTACTGCGCGATCTTCGTCCCAGCATTTCGTATCGCCTGAAGGAACGTGAGCGTCGCCGGGAGGGCCGTTGGGTTCAGCTGAGCCTGCAGCAGGCTCAGGACCGCTACCGGGAATTGCGACAGAAACGCTTGACGAGCCGGGGAAAGGTCGCGCGAATAGTCCAGCGCTGCGACCTTGGGTGTCGATGGGAGGGTCATGGCGCAACCTTTCGCACCCATACATTGCCAATGCGAATGTTCACTGCTGCAGAGCACTTGAAGAAGATGCGCAACTGGCAAAGGCTCGGTGCGCCGGCCTGCCCTGTCCACGCCCACGATGATGGAATTGCCCACCTAGGCGATTTCCAAGACCGACGCAGCGCACTGGACGTGGCGCCGTTTCCGGCCCACGACTGGCCGCCGTATTGCCCGCAGCAAAGCCAGTCTGCGTTGTTGAAGAACAGAATGGACCGAAAATCAGTGATGAGGCTCGAGTTGTCGAAACCGAAATCCAGGCCGTGCTCGATGACATCGCCTGGCGAGAAGTTCGCCACCGGAAGACTGATGTATGCGAAGCCTCCGGTACCGAAGCCGGCGGTGACGTTGATGTTCCACCACGATCCGCGCACCGTGTCGGTGGCGTCCACGCTTGCGCGCGTCACAGTCGTGCTGGTGTAGGTCAGACCAGCACCGCTGATGGTCCAATCGTCCGGAGGCGTGCCTGTCGGCGTGCCGCCGGAGTTGACGCCCGCCGTCGAGAGGCTGGAGCCCGTTGGAACCCCCGCAGGCCTGGATGATCCAGACAGCATCTGCGGGTTGGTGATCAGATTCCCGTAGTAGTTATTGGTCGAGTCGTATAGATCCGTCTCTGCCTCATAGTGAGGAAGAGCATTGGGATCTTTCATCACGTTGGCGATCGTGCTCGACAGCAGCAATGCGCCGGGGATGTTGGGGTGCAACTTGTCCGCGTTGAGTAAACTGGTGTTCGCGTCATACGGTGATGCGTTTGTATAAGCAGGAGAGCTCGACATCAGCACGCTGTAGATGTCGATATAGCGGAGCATCTTCCGGTTGTTGGCCGTGCTCGCGCAATACTGCTCAAGATACCTCGCAAGCCCTCTTAGCTTCTGGGCAGAGTTCAAGTCCCCGCGCGGCATCCCAGACAAGACGGTGACCTTGATGCCGGCCGCAACCAACCCACTGATGAGCGTGGTAATGTTGGACGAGTAGGTCGCGAACGAAGCGGCGCCCGCGATGTCATTCGTCCCGATCAAGATCATTGCCTCGTCGGGCGCCGCCGCAATGATGTCCGATAGCTGATCGGAAACATTGGCGGTCCAATTCCCCGTTTCGGCCCACTTACCGATGACCGTGTAGGTCGGATGCAGATCCGCTCGCAGCCAGTCAAACGGGCACGTCGCCTCGACCTGCATTACTGGCTTGTAGCCGTTGCCCAGTGCCCCCACATTGACGGTGTTGTCGGTTGTGGTGCCTTGGGCTAGCGCAGCGAAATTTGCTGCATTTGCGCCATCTGGGCGCAGCGTCACCCAAAGGCCCTGTCCGGCACTCGCCGATTGGAGCTTGACCGTCTTGGTGCGGTCCATCGTGACTGCGGCGCCAGGCCCAGTGTCTCCATTGGCTTGCCATGTGATGGTGACAGTCGAGCCGGACTTGTTCGCTGTGAGCGTCCCCAGACCGGCAGCACAGTTTCGTTCAGCCCCAATGACCAACACCATTCCTGAGTTGGTCAGCGCGCCGTTCGCGCTTCCGTTCAGGGGGACGATGGTGTCCGTGATGCCCGCGTGATTGGCATGTACTGGATTCGCATTGATGTCGCTCGTCAGGCTGTCGCCGATGATGGCGAGCCGACGCGCGTAGCTCGGGGGGACCGAGCCGCCGTAGGCGACCTTCGGGCCGTCCGGGTAGCCAAGCTTCTTGAGATCGACCAGGGTTCCTGCGACGCTCATTGCTTCACCCAAGGCGAAACCGTTGACAGCACGCCGTTGGAATAGGTCAGCGTCTGGATGTAGGTATTGCCGTTGAAGACGACAGTGATGGTCGTCAACGAGCCGTTCGTGTAACCCATGGTCTGCGTCAGCTGATCCAGCGGCAAAAGCACGCCGTCACTCGCTTGGACAACTGGCGGGGCATAGGAGGTACCGGCCATAGCGGCTCCAGAAACACAAAACCGCCCGAAGGCGGTTGGAATTGACTAGATGCGGCCTGTTGGCCGTGGCGCAGTGCGCCATAGGTCTTCGAGCGGCGCGAGTTCGATCGTGCTTGGAGATTTCCCGACAGCGGCGAACCTCGCGCTCTCTGGCGTTGGCTCCGTTTTGCGCTCTTCCATCACCTGGCAGCCATATGCGAATGCATCGGCGGGGTGAGACGCCCAGTTATGCAATGGGTCTTTGGAGAAGGCTTGGGTGTTCTCGTTGTAATCGAACTCCCAAGCGATCAGGCCATCCAACCCAGACTCGCACGCGTCCTGGTTGAATTCGCAGCGATCGATCACGGTGCGCGCCGCGTTGATCTGGTGTTCCTTCTTGGTCTGGGGAACGACCCCGACCCGTTCGGCACCGAATGCGCCGATGAACTTCTCAATAGTCGAGTGCTTCGACTGGAAGGTCTTGGCCCTTGCGTCATGCGGGAGCCATATCTTCCCGAGCTTTCCTGAAAACTCCTGCCGCAGGACGCGCTGCAATTCGGCGATCCAGTCCTCAGCATCCCAGCCGCTTGCGCCCTGATACCTCAGAATACTATAGCCGCCGAACTTGCGCTGCCAGAACCACCAGGAGGCCGTGTCGCGGAAGCCCAGGTCGGAGCTGATCTCGATCGGAGAACCGTCAATGTCGAAGGACACATCGTTGGAGATGCGCCCCTCCCGCTCGGCCTTATGGACCCATCGGGCGAGGATCGCGCCCTGCGCGAAACCATACTTGCCCTCCCAGATGTGGTCGTATTCTTCGGGCCGCTCTCTCAGGTCTCGCTGACGTTGCCGCTCCAAGACCGCCGGGAATCGCGGGTTATCACGCCAGTTGCACTCGACAATCTTGATTCGCGGGTCGGTGCTGTTGCGAAACCGTTTCTCAACCGCCGCCGTCTTGCGCCGCGGGTTCCAGGTGACCCACAACTCAGCGTTCCAGTCGTCGCCCTCTTCGCGCAGGGTTGGCTGAACGACGTTCCAAGCCGCATCGGTGACCGGCTCGGCCTCGTCCACCCACAGGAGCAGGATGCGCCCTTTGGACTTGATGCTGGCGATGTTCCTGTCTAGACCGACGAAGGTGAACCAGATTCGGCCGTCCCGGCTCTTGATGTACTTGTCGCCGATCTCGTAGTGGGCGGCAAGGAATGGTTCTTCCTCAATCGCCCGCTTGCACTCTTCCAGGCTGGAGTCTTCCAGCGAGTTCATGAACTGGCGCCCGCAAACGAGCTGGCCCGTCAACCCGGCTGAGCCGAACATGAAGCCGCGCACTGCCACCATCTTGGCGAAACTGCGCGTCTTGCCTGAGCCGCGGCCTCCATATGCGCCACGGACATCCGCTGGACCCTCGAAGACTGGGATCAGCTTCGGGACCAGCGCGACCCGAACTGTGGTCACTTGAGGCCGACCAGCTCAATCCTGCCGACTGTCTGAACCGGGCCGCCATCGGCTCCGGTGTGCTCAGTGCGCGCCAGCTTCGGCGCCGCGAACTCTGCCAGTTTGGCCAGCAGGTCCAGCGCCTTGCCTGGATCTGGCTTGGAATGCTCAGAGCCGTCACCCTCTGCCACTAGCGTGAGCCAGCGCGCCATGTTGTCGGCGTTGTCCTCTAGCAGGCGGCGAACCGTATCGCGGAACTCGGTTGTCAGCTTGTTCGGCACGCCAGGCTTGCGGCCTGCATTAGGTCGATAGCCACCGCGCTTCTTTGTGGTCGATTTTGGTTGATTGCTTTTCATCGCAGCCTCCCGGAGTAGTCCGGTTGGGCTTGATTAGCGCTCGCTTACTTATTCAGTTTCGCCCGCGCCTTGGCCTTTACCTCTTGCTCTTGGCCTTCGCTGATGTTCCCCGCGTTATATGCTCGGGTGGCGCCAGAGATCGCTAGGCGGTCGTGGGTCTGGTCGGTGAGCGGGAAGCGCTTGTTGGGGAGGGCGAAAAGAGCCTTCGCCAGCTTCTTGCGTTTGTCTGCGGTCAGGTCCATCACTTGCTCCTGAGCAGGGCGGCGAGCTTCTGGCCTTTGCCGGCTGGTTTCGCGCGCATGGGGAGCTTGCTCGGCGCCGGAGTGGCCTGTGCGAACTCCTGGCCGACACCAGGGGGCACGCCGGCTTGCTGCGCGAATGCGGGGTCGTGGGCAACCGCCTGCATGAAGCGGTATTGGGCTTGGGAAGTGGCTGGCATGGCTGCCTCCTTACTGCCCCGGCATCACGACCACGCTGACGCACACACGGCCAGCGGGGAATGCCTGGAGTTGGGACAGGATCGCGTCTCGGCCGCCGCCTGAAAGCGAGGTGCGAATAGCGTCGAACAGGCGCTCCAGATGGTCTTCGGGGCTGTCAGCGAACGACGCTGCCGGGGTTTCTGCGAACAGGCCGGCCTGTAGATCGGCGAGGGTCAGGGCCATGCTTGAATCCTTCTGGTCTGTTGCGCCTGGGAGGCGCCCAACGTGGCAGTCAAAGCGAGACAAACGCGTTGATGAGGTCTGCCTGTTGGGCATGGGGAGCCCAGCCGGTGAGAGCGGCTTTTTCTAGGCTTGAGGTTGCGGCAACTGCGAAGCGCTGCCGGCTGGGCAACTGGAGCGGGCAAGGAGAGTCGAACTCCGCGGTCATCAGCTTGGAAGGCTGTTGCGCGCCCCTTGCGCTTGTTTGCCCGCGCGTAGGTGTTGGGCAGTTTGTTGCCCAAATGAGCAAAGCCCCTGCGCCGTTTCCAGCGAGGGGCTTGTGTAGGTGGGCGGAGACTGCCGCCCCAGCCGGCTTCTAGATCGGCGCCGGATTCGTTGACCGGCTTGCCAACCGATCAATGTTTGAATTCTATTTGGTACCGAGCAGTACCATCAAAGGCGAAACCGTGGCCCGTGTTCCTCCGTACCCCCACTGCTTGGGCGGGTGGGCAGCTTCCCGAGCTACCGGGCTGTACTGCTGCCAATCCAGAGGAATTCGGGGCCGTATATCCAGCGCCCCGTATCGTGGGGCCAAGCGTCCGCCCCACCGTCCGCCTTTCGGCGTGCCGTGGTCGCGTGCGTGTGTGCGTCGTGAGCTGGTTTATCGCTATGCACCGTTCTGCATAGCTGGAGCAGGCCTGACTCCCGGCGTTACCCCTTTTATTCCAGACAGGCGGGGCAACCTTCATAGCCTTGAGATCCGTGTGGCAACACGGGGTGGGCGGCGTGGAGTGCGCGCCCAAAGAAAAAGGCGCCCACTCGGAGCGCCTTGGTTGTTCCTTCGCCGCAATTCCTGGAAGGGGAAGGCGAGCGGAACGAAATCGTTTCGACAACACCGGCGGATCAACTGCAGGCCCGATCACACTCGGGTAGCTCGGCCGCCGGGCCGACGAATTCACTCAGAGGAACGAATCAAGCTGAGCGTGAGCGAATTATGCGATAGCGGAAGTTGGAGTGCAAGTCAACCTCCCTTGTTGCGCAGCAGCCGCTTCATCCCCTGCTCCACCTCGGCCACCAGCCGATCCATCTCCGCCAGCATGTACGCCGCAAAGCGCTTCTGCTCTCCGTCGAGCCCGATCCTGAGCGTGCCCTGTTTGTCCCGTAGGCGCAACTTCGTCCCGCTGCATGCCCGGCACACCACTTGAGGCGAGCCGTAGCCGCCGAGCGTCCCCCGGCCCTCGCACTTGTGGCAGTTCGGGTCCAGCCAAGCGCTCAGGACTTGGCCCATGAGCGGCATGACCTTGTCGTCAGGCTGCATGAAGCGCTGCTTGGTGGCTTGGATGGAGGCGTAGGCGCCCAGGCTCTCGCGAGTCTCCCGCAGCGTCTTCAAGCGCATCAGGGCCAGCGCGAACTCGGTAGCGCTGAGGACTTCGCGCATCTCCTGTCGTACCGAGTCGAACTCCGAGGCCAGGCGGTAGAGGGCGACTGCGAGCCGAGTCCTGCGCGCCACGAATGGGATTGTCTCAGGGTCTCCCGAATCGTTGCAGCATCTTGCTACCCATCCCGCTGCCATCAGCATGTCCACGTCCGTGCGCTCTCGCGCCGAGACGACAAGGCGGGGCGAATGGATCGCCCGGGTGTATCGCTCTTCAACGGTCGGCGGGGCTTCTATTGGCATGACTGCTCCAACGTAGGACAATAGCGGCTACCACCCCGCTTGCCACTCAAGCCCCGCGCCTCGGTTCACGCCGAGGCGCTTTCACTTTCCCCCACGCTGGTTGACCGCATAGGGCTTGCAATACCTGCGAACCCAGTCAGCTCTCAGGTCGCAGTAGTCCCGAGTCCCGAGATACCTGCATTCGCAGGCTTCTCCGACTCGGCGCACGATTTCGACGGGACGGCCGCTAGGAAGAAGGATGAAGCGGCCGGCGGCGATTTGGTCTGGGGTCACGACATGCTCCCCGGGAAACTCAGCAGCCACGTCGCGCAGACTGCGAACGTCCGCGTGCGCGAGGTGCGATCGTTGGGATGCTGGCCGCGATAGACGGTCAACCGCCCTTCGCAAAGCGCCCTGCCGCGTTCGGTCAGCTCGTAGACCGCCTCGAACCGCTGACGGTCGATCGTCCGCAGAAGGCCGAGCGCCTTTGCATCTTGGATGCCGGCCTTCACCGCTCCGCGCGAATAGCTC